ATGCTCGCGGCGACACGCACAGACCAGATACGCTACCTGACTGCCCAATTGCGGGAAATGCGTAAAATCGCGCAATCTGCAAATCTCGAAATGACAGCCTACCTGATCGACATGGCCTGCGTCGAAACGCAGGACGCTATGCATGCAGAGGAAGACGCCAATAGGCAGGGCAATGGGAGTGCGACATCAATGCACCTCGTGCCGAAGAACTAGACAGCGGCGCTCGACCTCCTGCCGGACGGCGCTGGCAAACCGCTTGTTGCCGTCGCGCGCTTCCATTCGCCGCGCGTGATCGAGCGCGCGGCAAGGTTCGTCGCGACCATAGGCCTGCATGACGATATCCGCAGTGCGATTGATCTCGTCCAGATCGAGAGGCCCCACCATGATACCACTCCACCTTATCCATGCATGAGTAGACGGTAAAATAGCTGAAACATCAACATCGGCTTTGCTCCATTGGCGTGCTACGGCAGGGCTCGCCACGACCGAATTTCGCGGATAGTCTTCAGGAATGTGCAACCTTTATTCGATCGACAAGGGGCCGCAGGCCGTATTGGAGTTCACCCGGGCGATGATCAACCGGGCCGGCAATATGGAGCCTGGCCGGGTCTATCCGAACCAGTACGGCCCGATCGTGCGGGCCGGCGCCGATGGAAAGCGCGAGCTCGTGATGGCGCGCTGGGGCATGCCGTCGCCGCAATTCGCCCTCAAGGGCAAGGCATACGATTACGGCGTCACCAATGTCCGCAACACGGCTTCGCCCCACTGGCGGCGATGGCTCGGCCCGGAGAGCCGATGCGTGGTGCCGGTCACCCGCTTTGCCGAGCCTTCGCCGGTCAAGATCGACGGCAAGACGCCGAACGTCTGGTTCGCGCGTGACGAGGACGAGCCGCTGATCGTGTTCGCGGGGGTGTGGACGCCGTGGTCCGGCAAGCGCAAGGCCAAGGAAGACCCCGCAGACCATGAGCTTTTTGCCTTCCTGACAACCGAGCCCAACGCGATCGTCGGCCCGGTGCACAAAAAAGCGATGCCGGTGATCCTGACCGAGCCGGAGGAAATCGACGTGTGGATGCGCGCCCCCTGGGATGAGGCGAAAAAGCTGCAACGGCCGCTCGACGACGACAAATTGATGGTCGTCGAGGATCCGCGCGAGGCCGCATGACAATCCGCCCGCCTCGCCACGATAGCGACAGTCGCGACCGCTGGCTCGAATGCCAGGAGGCAATGGAGGCGGCGATTCAGGGCGTCATGGACGAAGCGGTCGCCGCTGGCTGGAGCGAGGCGGAGGTTGTGACGGCCGTGATGGAGCTCGCCAATTGCTGGGCATTCGCTCAGGCCGCCCGTCGCGACGTCGATGCTTCTATCGAGGCGGCGATGCTCGATGAACTCGAAAGCGGCACGAAACACTAGGTGGCCGTAGCGCAAATCTGAATCGAAAAAGCCCCGCCGGCACGTGGCCGACGGGGCTCGGATGCGGATCAGGTCCGCCGCGATTTTGGGATAACGACCGCCCGCCTGTCGGTCTATGGCGGGATCGCGCTACTGGACGCGCCGCCAGGCGGACAGCACAGCATCGTCATGGCCCTCGCATGCAGACTGATAGACCTCCTCGAACGCCGCGGCGATGCGTCCGACCAGTTCTGCTCCGCCATCGGTCAGCTTTAGCCGCTCGAAATATTCCGTGACGACCTGGTTCGCCGTCTCCTCGAACCGTAGGAGAGCAAGCCGGAATATCTGCCGTTCTTCCTCAGTCATCGCGCGCCCTCCTGACTGCCGGCACGCTACAGGCTGATCTCACAGCCTGCCAAGTCGCTATGGCGGCGGCCGGCCGGTCCAATAGGTGTAGAAGCCGACTATCCAGCCGGCCAGCGTGACGACACCGATGCCGACCCTGATCAGCCAACGGCCGAGCGTGCCCGCCCCCTGTGCCTGCGATCTGAGCTTGACGACATCGTCGGTGACCGACTGCATCTGATCGACCTTGTGCTTGGTCGTTTCGGTTTCACCCTCGAGGTGCGAAAGCCGATTGCTGACCTCGTCCAGGCGGCGATGGACCACGGCGCGGCTGTCGTCGGCGCGCTTCAAGCGGTCGTCGATGCCTTTCAGCTCGCCCAGGATTTGACCAAGCGTTCGCTCTACGCTCGCATCCGACATGCCGGTCAGTCCCGCGTCTGGCGCCCGTGACGGGCACACTCCGACCGGGTATAGACACCGCCGCCGCACAAGCCGGATATCGTGAGATCGATTTTCATCTGGTCGTCACCCGTCGCGCCGCGCGCGCCGATCAGGTCTGTCCCGACAACGCGCCGCAGCCCGTCACGGTCCACAGGAACCGGATTCGAAGTCGTACAGCCCGCCAGAAGCAACACAGCGACGATACTCAGTACGCCAGTCCTCAGCATTTTCGGCTGCATCGTCATTCTCCTGAGTGATCCGTTCCACGATTCTCGCCTGCTCTGCCGTGCGGCCGGCGCGATAGGCTGCGGTATGAGACCACGCCAGCCCCGCCAGAACGGCCAGGCCGACGCCGATCTTGACCCAAGTGCCGCGGCCGAACATCACTGCTTCCTCCGCTTGCGAATGGCGAGTAGCGCCACAGCCGCCGCGACGAGCACGCCGAAGCCAATCAGAAGCGGCCACGCCACGGTGCTGTCGTCGCGCGCCAAGGGCGGCTCGGCCGGGGCCGGTTCGGCGACCGGCGGTTTCGGATCGGGCAGCGGCGCCGGCGATTGCAGGCCAGCCAAGCAAAGCGCGAGTTCAGCCTTGCGGCGGTTGACCAACCCCTTGATGACTTTACCGCCAGCCTTGTTCCAGCGCGGTAGTTGACGGCAGGCCGCATCGAGATCGCCGGCATTCGCCAGTCGCGCCAGCGTCGATCGACAGAAGGCGCCGATGCCGACATTGTAGGTGAACGACACAAAGGACACGTACGTCTTTTCCGGGATCGCGTCGGGGGCTTTGAGGCACTTGCGCATGCCGGCTTCGTGCTCGGTCAGTGACCCGATGAACAGGGAATCGCACTGCTCTTTGGTGAACCTCATCCCCGGCTTGATGCTCTTGGTCTCGCCATAACAGGCGGTCCAGACGCCGACGACATCCTGATAGGCGTAGAGCCGCAGCCCTTCCCAGCCGCCGGTGAACTGGATCGCGAGCAGACCCGCGCCAGTAATCGCGCCGCCGATGCCGGCGACGAGGCGTGAACGCTTGGCCATCATTCCTCTCCAACCGTGTCTTGAGCGATGAAACGGGCGATCAGCGCCGCAGCGGTGGTCAGGCCCGAGAGCGCCGCGAAGGTCAGCGGCGGCACCGGCAGCACGCCCTGCAGAAGCGGCAAGGCGATCTCTGCCCCCGACAGCAGCGCAGCAAGAAGCATCAGGCGCACGCTCCACGCATGGCGGAGCACGCGGCGCCAGTTGGCGACGAGCGTCATCATCTTTCCTTTCGGATTGTCGAGAAATGCGATAGGCTGAGCGGATGCTGGATTACATCCGAAACGCGCTCCTGTTCGGCCTCACGATTGCGGTGGGCTACGAATTACTCACCCGCATCCCGCCGCCGCCCGAAAAAACAAGGGTCGAGCGCATGGCAGATATCGAGGCCTATTGCGAAGAAGTAAGGACCGGAATCCTTCGGACCTCGATTGTACAGCCAATGTGTGATTAAGCCGGGATATACTCCACGACCGCGTACCCGGTCATTTCCTCGTCGCTGACATTCGGCTCCGTCACCACCATGTTGAAGAACCGCGCGGCCTTGTTGGTGGGCTTCGTGACGGTGACGTTGGTGTGAACCGATCCCAGCGCAAGCGTGCCGCTATCCTCCGCGACAGACGTGGTGGAGCCACCGAAGCCGTATGTGATATTCCCGGTGAAGCCGGTGACGTAAAGTCGCTTGATCCTGACCCCAAACATTGTCGTTGCAGGGATTGAAAAAATCGTCTCGGTGGTGTTTTGCTCGACGCGCTTGTTGATCGACACGGCGATAGTCTCGGTCGGTCCGACGACGCCGGCAATCTCCGACCAATAGCGCCCATCGAGCATGTAATTTCGCGAGGGTGTCAGGCCGTCGCCTGCGGTCGTGTGGGCATCCGTCCCGACCGAAGGGGTGAACATGATGCAGTCGGCACCAATCTCCGAAATTCGAGTTTGCAGGAGGCGCGCGCTGGTTTCATAAGATGATGTTGAAACCGGGGTGTAATAGTCGTTGGTCCCGGCCATCATCAAGACGCGCCGGGGCGAATGCGCCTCGACATCGGCGGCAAAGCGGCCCAGAAGATCGCTCATCTTATTCCCGCCGACACCTTCCTGGATCAGTTTAGACGTGGGCTTTCTGGCAAGAATGCGGTCGGTGATGTGGCCGAAAGCCACCCATGAATCGCCGAGAGCGACGGTCAGCAGATTGCCGTAGTCCGGCGTCTGCTCTTCCACCGAGAGGATTTCGATTAACGCCACGGCGAAGCCGACGCCGATAGCCTGCGCTCCGATGCTGACCTGCAAAGTAGACAAATGCTTTGCGTTAAACGCCAGTTCAAAAACGGTCGGGTGGCGATGGGTTTTTTCCAGAAGGCTGATCGCAGAACCGCCCTGCAATACAGTGACTCGCGTTTTCGCACTATCAGCCGAGCCCGACTCGGTATTCGGTGTCATGACGACCCGGCAGACGTAATTGCCCGCTGGCAGGCTGAATGTCGGCGTTTTCATCCCGTCCAGTGCAATAGTCGCGACGAACTTCCGGGCGGCCTTCGTGGTCGAGCCCGGGTTGTCATACGACAGCGCGGACAGCGCGCTTTCAGTCGGCGAGCCCACCGGAATATAGTCGTCGCCCGTGACCCATCGATGCGCCAGGCGGTATCGCTTGCCGACATTTCGCAGCATGAAATCTGCGATGGCGTAGTAGCCCCATTTATTGGGGTGGGCCTGATCATTGTAGAAATTCGAGACATGCGCGCCGCTCGCGACCGCTGCTTCGAGTGGGCCTTTGAGATTGAGCGTCAGCGACGAGATCGACTTGATGACGGCGGTGTAACACAATCCGTCCGTACCAAGATACACAATGAGCTGGTTTTCGTAGAACTCAGCGGCAGCGGCGACGACCAACGCATAGGCGCCGGCTGAGGCTGACGCGCTCGTCGTGGTCGCATAAATGCCGCCATCTTCGGGGTCTGCGGAGTTCCAACCCGTGCCTTTCAGCACGCCATAATGCATGTCCACGATGGCCGGGAAAGCCGGAAGGACCAAGGGACGGTTCGGGACGACATCATACCATTGCGACCCGCTTGGATCGAGGCTGACCTCGATGTTCGCCCCGTTGCCGTCATCCGACCCTGCCTGCTCCATGACGAACAGATTTTCGTCGCCGGCCTCATCCCATCCAGACACCGCCACAAAGTCAGGGGCGACAGTCGGATTGTACGCTCCTACGGTCGCGATATCCGCAAAGACGTTCGGGACGACGCTCGACACGGCTGCCTGTGCGGCATCGCGCGCGGCCTCGGCATCGTCTCGCGCTGCTTCCGAAGCCGCCTGCGCCGCTTCGGCTGCCGCCTGGATAGCAGTACTCGCCTGATCGGAGAGCATCTGGAAGGTGGAACCGTCCTTGTAACCCGCGACCGCGGTTCCACCGACAAGCCCGCCAATCGCCGGGTTGTTGCCGGCCGCCGTCTTGATCGTCAGCGCACTGCCGCCGTTGAACGATACCGTGACCGGTGTGCCCGTATTGGTCAGATTGATCGGCAGGACGATCAGTTGGCTTTCGTTGATCGGCAAAGCGGTCGTTGCAGCGATGGCATTGGCCGAGCCGCCAGCATCTGTAGCGCGGATAAACGAGTACCCCGGTACGTCGCCGACGCGCGACCACGAGCCGGCGCCGCTCGCACCGCTTTTGACGTAAAGGCCGTCATTCGACGTGCTATCGCCAATCACCAGCGCGGCCGTACTCGCGTCATGGGCAAGATCGGCGTCGAGCGCGGCCTTGGTTTCGTAGATGAGGAAATTGCCAGCCGCTACCGCTGCATCAATGATGCGCTCTAGCTCAGTGCCCCACGTCTGGGCCTCGCCATTGACGACGCCGCGCGGCGTGCCACCGGCATCTTGGGGCGCAAAGATAGACGCTGCCAGTTTTGTAAAAACGGACATTCAAAGTCTCCGAATTTTCAGGGTAGTGGGGTCGGCTTACGAGCCGTCGTTTTCGATATTCGCGGTCGGCGTTCCGGCCGTGTCATCGGACGTGTAAGTGGTCACGCGGTAGTAAAGCGGCAGGTCTTCAACGGCGAAATCTGTGTCTTCGAAATTGTACGTCTGGCCGGGGCGTACCTTGATGTCCGACCCCTTTTGGACCCATCCGCCGGAACCCGTGTCCGAGCGCTCGACCCGCACGTATGACGCCCGGAGTTCCGGCACCTCGATATCGAAAGAAAAGCTCGGCATTACGGCCCGCCTCCCCCGCCAGCGTCGTAGACAATGTTGGAAATCGTTACCGGGCCGCAGGCCGTGTTATCGACGCCAAGGCCGGGAGTGTCGTCTATCTCCAAGGCCGCGCCATAATCGGACGGCTCGCCGCTGCCGCTGTTGTATGCCATGTAGCGAAAATCGAGCGGATCGCCCGCAAGGTCTTCCACCAGCCATCCGACCCTTGAGCCCGGATAGCAGTTCATCACCTGCCACCTCTCGGGCCGGTTGGGATACGCCGTGTACTCCCGCATGATCGGCGCATAGCGATCCGCGCCGCTCACAGTGCCCAAAGCAACGCGGACCTCCTTCGAGGCATCGGGATAGGTGATCTGCAAGGCTTCCGTCGGTGCGCTCGGCGTGGCAATCTCCGAATTGATCGGGATCGGCGGGACTTCCGGGGCGGGATCGGCGTAATCCGCCGCCTCCATGGCCTCAAGCGACGGGATGACCTTGAACGGGATCGTCACCTTGCCCGTTTTGCCATTGGCCACCGGAGCGCCGATCTCGCATCGCTGCGCAACGCCGCCTATCGTGATGTCCGCGTAAAGCAGGCGCAACGCCGCCCAGCCGGACATTTTCGTGACGATCTCGCCAACGTCCGCACACTCCATCGCGAATTTACGCCGACCAATCCTTTGAGCCTGATAGGCCGAAGGGCATAGACCCAATTCAAGGTCCAATGCCTTCTCGCCATAGGCGTCTATTTCGTCCTCGTTCCGCGACCAGTCGGCACCAGAATATGACCCACCCGAGATTTCATGCAGCGGGATTTCAGCGATCTTATAGCGGCGCTCCGACGAGTAATATTTGATGTTGACGATGTTCGGACGCTCGACCGCATCGGGGCCGGGTTTCCACGAAACCGAATAGATATCATCGTCGGTGAACGCGATTTCCGCTTCCGGTTCATCGTCAACAAGCTGGAACCAGTATTTATCGTCGGCCGACTTCCTGCGCTGCGCTCCGATGCTTTCCAGAAGGTCAATCAGGATATCGCCACGCGCGCCCTCAGCCGCCCATACGCCACCGGCCCTACTGCGCTGTTCCGTCCCGCCCGGTACCGTTACGGCGGCTTCGGCTCGGGTTGCCTCCGATGCAATCAGCGTCCAGTCGTAATCGGCCTGCGCTCGACCATACAGCCGCGCGTCCACCGCAACGGCATTCAGGATGCCATTCTGTGTCCATTCCCATGTGGATTTATCAGCGAAACGCTGCGAGCCGGACCCGCCATTGGTACTGTCCTGTCGCGGATCGTAGACAGGCGGCATTCGCATGAGCTTGATAAGCTCAAGCTCCGGGCCATTGGAAAACAGCTTCTGGTATTCCTCCGGGTCGTCCGCGATACCCGGAGAACTGATGATCATCAGCGTTTGCGCAATGCCAGGAACCGTATGATCGGAGGTCCAGAGCGTCGGGAATGCAGCGGTCAAATCCGACCATGCCGTGTCGGTGTCCGAGCCGTCCTTTTCTTTCAGCGTGACGCGCGAATTGACCGCGCTGATAATCCCGGTGCCGCCGTCGAAAGTCGGCGGGTCGCCAAACGGGGGCGTAAGGACTTTCCCGTCCGTATGAACCACAGCCTCTTGGCCGTTGATGTAATACGCCTCCACATAGTCGATTTCGCCGCGCACATGACCGAAAAGGCGATAGATCGTCTTGCCGCTCGAATTGCCGTAAAGCAGCACAGTCGGCGCTTCGGCCCGGCCAATGCCGTTGAACTCGCTGACTTCTTCGGCGCGGATCGTGGATTTCTGATCGCCGGGACGCGGCAGCTTTCGCCGGCCAAGAGCGGATGACAGCAGGCCCGCACCAATCGATGCAGCGGCAAGAACCGTAGACCCGATTGTAGCTGCCGAAACCGCTGGCAAAAGCGCGCCAAGACCGGTATTGAGAAAGCCCGTGATGATGAGCGACCCGAGCGATACGGGATCGGCCCACGCATGGACCGTCATGGCCAGCAGCGAAGCGCCAGCCAAAAGCAGTTTTTTGAGCATGGACTAAATTCGCCAGACAGCCGCGACACGCATGGGCGGGACCACGGCTATGCCGGTCTCAGCCTTGACGTATCCGAATTGGTGATTTGCAAAGATGATGCCGCGCCGGCAGTCCGACATATCCAGAATGCCGACATCGCCGCACGACACGTCTTCGATATCGATTTCATAGGCCCGCGTTTCGGCCAGAGCGGCCCGCCAGAGCGCGACAAGCCCGCCCGCCTTGGCAATGAGCCTCGCCGCCTCGCCGCGCGTCTCGTAGGCCGGCAGAGGGACTTTCTGCCCCGTCGCAACTTCGACCCAAAGCGCCGGCCATGCCGAACAATCCGACACGCCCCATACGCTCTCCTTGTCCTGCCATTCCTCGATGAAAGACATGAACAGGTCGCGGCGCTTCACTTGCGAATTTCCTTGATGTCCACGCCCATGAAATCGAGGCCCTTCACGTCCGCGCCGAAACGCTTGCGAATGCCGGCCGGCGACCATTTCTCAGCGGTGGAGAAGTTCTTGGCCTGATCTTCGCCTTCGATGGTGATCTGGATGGCCCTTTGAGCACCGCCACCTTTCTTGGCGACCTCAACGATGGTCGGCGCAGTCATGCGGCCGGCCATGACCTTCTTCCACATCACCACTTCAAAGGTGCCGGCCTTGAACAGCGCAAAGTAAACGTTCGCGGCCTTGCCCTCCAAGGTCCGCGCCGTGGATCGCATTTCTGCCAGGAACTCCGGCTGCGCGCCTGAAATGACGATACCGACCGCCGCCGCCTGACCAAGCCGTTGATCGTGGATCGCCTCAACGGCAACCATCTGCCGGCCATTGGGAGACGACACGCCCTTCCATGTTTCGCCGTTGACCGTTACCTCCCCGAGGCCGCCATGAAACCGCAGTATTCCGAGCGTCGGATGGTCAAGATCGACATGGATCGACTGAGCCGCGTGCGGGCTTCGCAGGATCGCAAGATCGGCGGACGAAAACAGATTGGCCATCGTCAGTCCGTGAAATACGTGCGAACGTCGTAGTCGAAGACCTCGAACAAGGTCACGGACGCCCCTGTGATCGCAAAGGCGTCACGCGGTGCCGAGCCGGCGTCTTCGCTCTCCATCCGCATTGCAAGAGTGGGGCGAAGCGTGGCGTGGTCGTCGGTCGTGATCGCCTTGCGCAGCGGAGGCCAGACGCGATACGTGCCCGGCACGATGACTTCGGTGATCATGTACATGCCGAGATGGAACGGCTGGAAACCGATCAGGTCGCCATAATCGAGGCCGTGGCCCCATGACGTTCCCGCCAACGAAACTTGCGTGGCATCCCGAGACGCATTCGATGCAACCGCGACGATAGGCGGAGAAGACGCCCAGTTCTTCCCGTTCGACCACGGCTGACCGTTCGACCACGGTTGACCTGCCCGCCATTCGTCAATCGTCGCATCAACGCCCATCTGTGCAAGCGACAGGCCATCCCAATCGCAGAACGGTACTCTCGTTGCATTCGCCCCGCCGTGCATGGACGTGATCCAGCCGCGATAACGCCTCGCCAGTTGGCCGCGAAGGTTTGGAAAGCCGAACTGGAATTTCCAACCGCCGAACGCCGATGACACGGTTTGGGTATACCCGCCCAACGTCGTGTTCGCCTCGGCGCCATCGGTGCGCGGGCCGGACAACGGAACGCGGCTGTTCGCCCGCAGCCCGTTCGGCCACCATACCAGTCGAGCCATTAGACGCCCCGCACCTGCTGAGTATGGATGATCGCCTTGACCTGACGGGGAAGATCACGCTTGAGGCCGCGAACCTCGTCGGTCAGTCTCGCGAGAGCCGGCGCATCGGCGTTGCGCGCATCGATGTTGATAGGCATGTTGAGCGACATGCCTTGCGCACCGGTGGCCTTCGGAAGGCGAAGGTCAACCGGGATGCGCCGCCCATCGGGAAGCGGAACCGCAGCCTCCGGGCCGGCCTCTCCGAAAATCGCCGCGGTGCGCGACACGCCGCCACCGGCATAGCGTTTCAATGGAGGGCCGTGCGGCCTGCCCCGCGATGCAATACCGCCATCGGCAAACCCGAAAATCCCGCCAAGAAGATTGCCGAAACCGCCACCGCCGAAGACCGACGAGAGCGCGATATCAAGGAGCTTATCAGCAACCCGGCTTAGCGCATTCGACAGCGCGTCGGCCGCCGATGCCCCGCTTTGCAGGTCACGAATGAACCCGCCGACGAAATCCTGACCGATGTCGCTGATTTCCTCCATCGTCTCTTTCGAGCGGCGGAGCGCGTCTTCCTCTTGCGCGATCTGCTCGACCAGTTCGGCGATCTTGGCCTTCTGTTCTTCGGTCGCAGCGGAACCGGCGCGGCGGAGCATGTTGGCCTTTTCGCGCTCAAGATCAGTCGCGCCGATCAGGTCAAGCTCGCGCTGAAGCTCGGAAATCAGTGCGGTAACGGCATCAGCTTCGCGGAGCACGGCCGCTGCGGAGGCATTTCGTGAACCACCACCACCTCCACCGCCGCCTCCACCCGATGGCCGGGTCGGGAGGACTGTCTTCTTAGCCGTGCCTCGCAATCCGGCGCGGGACGCCTCTTGGGCAAGCGCATTGGGATCGCCCGGAGTGCCGACAACATAGCTCCGCTGCGCTTCCGAGTTCATTACCTGAATCTGGCCGCGAAGCTGTGCGATCCGATCTTCGACCACACCTATCGCGGCCAGGGCCTCGGTATTGTCGAAGCCGAGTTCCGTGTTCTTCTCGATTGTCTGCTGAAGCTGAACAATGCGGCGCTCTAGGCTGTCGATCTCCTGTTCGACCGCATCAACCGTTTCTGGTGCATCCGAAAACAGATAGTCGGCCAGCCTGACCACCGGCAGATTGCTCAGGAAATCGCGGGCCTTGTCATCCAGCGTTTCGATGATCGGGATGACAGTGAGGATCGCGGACTTGGCCGAAATCTCGAAACGACGCCACGCCTTGGCCCACTCGTCATCAAGTTCTTCGGCCTTGCGGATCAGCTTTTCATCGATAGTGCCGCCGGCTTCTTCGGCATGACGCGCCATCTCATCAAAGCCGAGCGCCCCGTTCTTCAGTGCGTTGACGAACGCCGCACCGCCTCGACCGAAAGCCTCGGTGGCAAGCGTCATTTTTTCCTGCTCGGACGCCGCGTTTTGCACCAAGTCAGCATAAACCCGAAGCAGTTCCTCGGTCGATTTGAACCGACCGTTCACATCGCGGATCGAGACACCGTTGGCTTCAAGAATTTCGAACAGGCGCCCGGTGCCCATCGACGCTTCGCCGACGCGCTTGGCAAACTGTTCCATGCCCTTGGTGAATTCCGATTGGCTCACCCCGGCCAATTCGAACCCAAATCGCAGTTCCTGGAACGCCTTCGCCGACAGGCCAACGCGATCCATCTCCTTGCCCATCTGGGAAAGCTCGGAGACAACGCCCTTGATGTTGTTGACCAGCCCCACCGCGCCACCGGCAAAGATCGCGCCCGCAAACGCCCCGGCAAACGAACGGCCAATCCCCGCCGCGCTCGCCGAGACGCTCTTGTTCATCTTCTGGAAGCGCGTCTCGATCTGCCGGGCGCGACGATCTGCCGTCTGATTGGCCTTGGCCAACTGCCGTTCGAAGGTCCGCTGCGTCGCCTCAAGGCGGACCACCAATCTTTCAACGTCGACCGCCATTAGAACCCCGCAATACCCATCTCGGCCAACCGATCTTCGGAAATATCGCCGCCCTTCGGCTTGGCGCCGTTGGCAAGGAGATGGCCGTCAGCAGCAGCCATGAATTCCCACAGCGTCATGGTCCCGATAGGCTGGTGGATTATTCCGGCCCATCGGTAGAAGCTGGAGAAGCGCCATCGTCCGCGCGGGAGAGGTTCCGGCTCGTCGCCTCCCCCGCTTCCGATTCCCCCACCGGATCATCCTCAACGCCGTAAAGTGCCGCTGCCAGAACGGCATGGGCCGTCATGACGGAAGCGCCCAAAGGCTCGTCTTCGACGTGCTTCTTGACCATCTTGCGGGCCTCGGCCTTGTCCATGCCGCCGCCTTCGAGCCCGAGTCGGATAGGCTGGACCACGTCATCGACGGTCCATTGCCCGGTGGACAATCGTTTCAGCACGAATGCCGGGCCGGCATCGCATCGCTCCTGGAGCGCGCGAAGAAGTTCGATGGTGAGCAGAAAGGAGTTTTCCCCGCCGGCCCATGTCAGTTCCACGCCCTTGGACATTACGAACCCTTGGCGGTGCGGGTCGGAACGCCGTCGAACTGGATTTCGATCTCGGCAGTGACCCGCTGCCCCTTCTCGCGCGAGTTGCTCAGGCTCGCCAAGAGGGCGGGCCCACTCTCAATCGTGGTGTCGCCAGTCGAACCATCGGCGACAACCTTGGCGTTGCGGACGCGAACATTCAGGGTCGATCCGCCATACCACCAGTCCAGCATCTTTTCGTGGCTCTGGAGAGCCCAAACGCCGGTGCCGGAAATCGAAACCTCCTGAGACCGAACCTCCCGCTCAATGGCGAGCGGGAGCCCCTCGTTGTCGCAATACGGGATTTCCGAAGTGTCGATATTCGAGGTACGAGTGATGGTCGCCTGGATCATGCCGCATACGGCGGTGTAAGTGCCCGACGCGCCGACAGGATCGAACTCGACCTCGACAATCAGTTCTTCGAATTTAGCAGTGGTGGCTCGTGCCATTTTGGTTTCTCCGTGCGGGAATAGGCCGGTGAAGCACCAGCCGAATTGAGGGCTCCTTGCCCGTCTCAGGTGATGGGCGTTATCCCGCCCGCTTGGCGCGCTTGTAGGCGCGTTTCTGTTCCGGCTTCGGGCTTTCCACCCGCTCTGCCGCGCCGGCCTTCACGGCCGCGTCAATGACCCTGCCGGGAAACTCTTGTGGGGTGTGGCTCGGCCTGATCTCGATGCACACGGCGCGCTCCGGGCGGAAATCGAAATCGAACGTTTTGGTAAACCGGGCCCAAGGCATCAGCTTTCCTCCACCATGCATTCGACCGTCACAACGCCGTGCGCCGTGATGTTGTCGGGGTCCTTGAAAAACCGGAGGCCCGTCACGCGCATTTCAACCAGCGCATTGACCGTCATCTCACCGGCATATTCGTGCAGTGCAGCCTTGACCGCATCGGCAAGCGACTTCACTTCCTTCATGCGGCCCTGTTGGCGGGACCAGCAATCGAGTTGAACCGTCTCGATCCGACCCGTCATGCATTCGGCATCGTCCTCAACCACATCGGAGGGGCCGAACGTGACATACGGGAAATCCACGTTGCCCGGCACGTTGTCATATATCCGGTCTCCACAGACAGAATGGACGCCGGCATCCTCCACCAGGCGATCATAGATCAGGGATTGCAGTTCGTTCGACGCGCTCACTTCGCACCTTCCTTCAAGCCCTTCTTGATGGCCCTGTTGATGCGACCCTTGGCGCGGCGTTTATTCGCTCGATACGAGACAAAGAAAAATGGCGAAGGAAGCAACTTCACTGTCCCGAACTCCACCCACCGGGCATAGAACGCCTCGCTGTTGCCGGCAAAGATCGTGATGCTTTCGCCGCCCACGCTACTGGACTTCGCGAGCGTGACCGATCCTTTCGGGGCTTTTCCCCACGTCCAGCCTATGCTCGCCTTCAGATCGCCGCTATCGACCGGGACCAGACCCTTGGCCATAGCCACGATTTCATCGGCGCTCTTTTCCATCGCCGCCCGAACCGCGCGCCTCACGCGATCCGGGATGGTGCGGGTCAGCTTTCTTTCAAGCGACCTCAGACCCTTGACCATTACGCCGAGCGGGCGATGATGCCGATCTGATACGTCGCGGCCGCGCCCGAGGAATTGGTGACCCGCAGAATATCGGCCGTGGTCGCGGTGACCGTCCCGATACCTGCCGCGTCACCAGCACCGATCACGAAGAACCCGCCCGGCTTGATCGGGCCGACGGTCGGCGTCGTACCGCTCAGGAATCCAAGGAACGGCGCGGAACTGCCGCCAATGGTCAGGTCGGTGGTGTTTGCCGGTGTCCCGGCCTTCGGCGCATTGATGATGAAGATCGCCACGACTTCCGCCATGGTGATTGTCGATCCGAATGCATCAGAAAGCACGCCGGCAAGATCGATATCGTCATCCGCCCCGGTCGCTACGGTGCGCTCGTCGAAGAACGCGATATCGGCCTTGTTCGCCGTGGTCCCGTCCGTCAGGGCGAGCGCCTTTTCCATCTTCGGATTGAAGTTCGGCCCGCCGAAATCGTTTCCGCCCGTCTGCGAAGCGGTGAGGCGAAGCAGGATATCCGCTGTCAGTGCCATATCGTTCTCCTATGTGGCCACGCCGCTTTCGGCGAGAAACTGCACGAATTGCCGGTCCTTGGTGATTTCTCGGGACCGGATGTTGAAAATCTCCCCGGAGCGCTTGTCCACGATCCGCCACGCGGCATCGACGCCGCGCGTTTGAGAGGAAGACCGAACCGTGACGACGGTCGGCTGCCGCCCGGAAAGACGGGCCGCTTGAACAGGCTCGGAACCCCGAAGGCGTTGGTAGCCGGCGCGATAGACGAAACGTTCGGCCCAACCGTCTTCCGTCCCGCCCTGCCCATCGGAACCACTGACCGGTTCCTGAAACCCAATCCGCTCAATCAGATCGCCGGCGCCCATCAGAAGAACACCCGCCGATATGGGGTAATCAGCCGGTCGACCGACATTGGAACGCTCTGTACGCCCTTTTCCTCTGCCGCTTCCCGGTTTTCATACCAATGCGCGGCAAGCTGCATGATCGCGACCTTGATGGGAGCCGGCACGTCCGTCGCATTGGCCCCGAAGCCTGCCGTGAAGGTGACACGCACCGCATCGGATCGGTCAGTATCGAGGGCTGGTGAAGTGAATGCCTGGCGGTAGCGAACCAGTGAGCCTGTCGCGATCTCGACCAGTTCATAATGGGAGCTCGGCAAGGTCTGGTCCGCGCCATCGGCGTCGGTATACGCAACAGCCACAGCCGAGACATCGCCGAAGGGAAGTACAATCTGGCAGGCCGGCCAGCACGGCAAATCGATGCGCCAGTCCTGATTGATGATGGCCCGCCCGAGTATCCCCGTCCTGCCGTCCAGATGGCCGACCGCGGCAGCGAGGTACGATTGCAGGATTTCGTCATCATCGACAAAATCCACGCGCGCCGCCGCTTTGAACTCGGCAAGCGACACCGGATCGCTGGAAGGTGCGGAGACGCGGACAGGCTTCATCATGGGATCAGACCGTGACGAAATGGAAAGTGCCGGCCTTGGACGCGCCGCCATTCGCGATGACGATCTTGATCCGGCCAGCCACTGCAATCATGTCGTTGACCGCAACGCCGCCAGATGCATAGAGCGCGGCGACACCTGCCGTAGAATGCGTGGCCTGACGCGGCGCGACGGTTGCCGATGCGTTGACGTCGTTTTGGGTCCACAACGTCTCGCCGGTATCCTCAAGCGTGATCGCGAAATCAACGCCATCGGCGAAGTCGGTTTTGACGTAACGGATCCGCGACAGAAGCCCGTTGACCTGATCGGAATAGGCCGTAGCGCTCCCATCCGACGCGGTGGCGACCGCCACCGAATATCGCTGGACGTGCATGGCCTAACTCGACGCCACGATGCCGGCGTTGCGCAGCGCGGCAAGGATGCTGTTGACGGCCGTCTCAATGGCGTCGTCGTCGTTCGCGTAGGTGCCGGTCACCGTGATATCGGAGATGGCCGTGGCTTGCGTCCCGTTCGCGGGGGTAATGGTGCCCGCCACACGAATCTTGGAGCCGGCCGGCGCGACCAGATCGCCCGTGTTCTGCTCGAAATAAACACCGCCTTGCTGAGACATGGTGCTCTCCTGTCAGATTGAGGAAGGTGAGGACGGGCCGAAGCCCGCCCCATCAGTTCGACACGTAGGCCGTATCGCTGATCGTGGCGCCCTGCGTCACCGGAGTGCGGTAGGGCTTGAGGATGGCAATGACCTCGCCATAGGCGATGTTGGCCGCAGAAGACTTGCGGGTGGCCTGCACATACCGCTTGGCCGGCCGGCGAAGCTCAGCCACGAGGCCAGTACCGTTCAGGTCATCGTTGGTTGCGGAAGTCGCCGTAGCTGCCGCCCCGGTCACCGCCGTCATGTCGTCGTCGGAATCGGCGTCCGACTGCTGGATTTCGAGCGTGGCGACGCCGGTGGCAACGCTGTCCGTGATGGTGGTGTAGAACGTCACGGACTCGTAGCCCGTCATGTCGATGCGGATCGAGTTGCTGTCGATGGACGAACCGGCCGAAACCGCCGCGCCCATGTACCGAAATTCGAGATTGTCAGAAAGACCGCGCATGGCCCTTTTCCTTTCGTGAATGGGGATGAGGCGGCGGCCAAAACCGCCGCCGTTTCGCTTAGCTCGCCGCGATCTTCATGAGCTTGATGCTCTCGAAATTCGCCACGCCGCCGCCCACGCGCTTGGTGGTATAGAAATGCACGTAGGGCTTGTTGGTGAACGGGTCGCGAAGGACACGGATGCCCTGCCGATCCACGATCAGGTAGGAGCGGCGGAAGTCGGCGAACGCGATGGGGAACGCGTCCGTGTTGACATCCGGCATGTTGTCGTCGGTCGAGACCGGATAGCCGAAGATCGACGCCGGCTGGCCGACGCTCATTCCCGGCTGCCACAGATACTGACCCTGCCCGTCCTTCCATTTGCGAATGGTCGCCACGGTCAGGTCGTTCATGAGCCATCGCGCGTTCTGGCGATAGCCAGCCCGCAGGGCATGAACCATGTCGATCAGCTTGTCGGCCGGGTTCGACGAGGCGAAGGCGGAAGCGGCGCCCGACGCGATGTAGCCGATCTTGCCCCAGGCATAGGAAGCGTTGGCCACCTTGTCATAGGACAGGATGCCGCGAGGCTTCAGGATGCCGTTGCCCGAGACGAACGCCGCGCCTTCCTGATCGGCGAACTCCATCTGGACCTCGCTCGCCAGCCATCCGCCGATATCGATGGTGGCGTCATCGAGCACCGTCTGGGTAGCCGCAGGATTGGCGTAGATTTCGAATACCGGGAACTCAAGCGCCGAAAGCGTCGGGCCGGTGGTTTCGGGACGCGACTGCTCCTCGCCGACCCAGCCGGACGACGCGCCCTGCATATTGATCAGCTTTTTGTACATCTGCGCCGAAATCGTGATCGACGTGGACAGGGACCGGAGCGTGGAGACAGTGCGAAGAAGCTCGTTGATGCCCTGCTCGGTCTGGTCCGGGACCACGTAACCGCCATCCTCGTCATGGCTGGATCGCAGCGCCGCCTTGACCTCCAGATCGCGCAGGCCGGCTTCGGCGCCCTTGCGGAAAAACTGGTTGAACGCCTTGGCGTGCTCGGCGCGGGCCGGGTCATGATCGCCCTGCGACCCGCCGACCTTCACGGCGGCAAGTGCCGCGTTGACCTCATCCAGCGACTTCTGGAGATTGGTGATTTCCGCATTGATGCGGTCCACCTTCTCGGTCTGCACTACATCGGCGAACTTCGCCTCGATCCCCTTCAGCTCAGTTTCCCGCTCGGCCTTGAAGTCCTCGAAAGTCTTCTGCAGCTCGGCGAGAATTTTGGCGGCGTTGCCGGAATCCGCGCGCACGCCGACCAGCCCGCGGGCGCGGGTGTTGAGTGCCATGGTCATGGCTTTCTCCTGTTCAGGTTTTGATGGTTTCGATCAGCCGCTGGATCGCGGCTATGTCTACGCCTGCATCACGCGCGGCGGGGTTGCGGCTTGCATCACGCGGGGCCGCACTGGTGACGCCCATCTCCGAAAGCATTTCGGAACGGACCTCACGAGAAAATCCGGCTCTTGCCAGAGCCGCTTCGGTCTGTCGCCGGGCCATAAGCGCCCGGTCCATGTTCTTCGCGTCGCCCGAGGGCGGTTCAATGCCCTCGTCCAGAACATCGGCGAACCCGCGATCGATGGCTTCGGTCGGCCCCATGAACGTTTCCGCGTCCATCAGGGCCTCGATACCCTTGCGATTCATGCCGGTGCGGGCCTCGTAGATATCGACAATCGCACTGTCGAAGCCGTCGAACATCGCCGCGACTTCGCGCATTTCATGCTTGTTGCCGATCACCATGCCCCACGCGTTGTGGACCATCATGAACGTGCCGAGCCCCATCTTGATCTCATCACCGGCCATGGCAATGATCGACGCGGCGGAAGCGGCCCAGCCCATGACCTTCACGGTCACTTTTGCCGGATGCTCTCGCAGAAGGTTGTAGATGGCGATGCCTTCGAACATGTCGCCGCCCGGCGAATTGAGCTTCACGACGACATCGTTCTTGCCGATCTTCTGAAGCGCGGCGCGGATTCGGTTCGCGGTCACACCTCCACCGGTCCAGAAATCCTCGCCGATGAAATCGTACATCGAGATTGTGTTTTCCTCGCCATCGTCGGCGGCAAACGGGGTTTCGGCCCACCTCGCCAGCACGTCCGAAGGCGCGTCGAACTGGAAATTCTTCGGCCTCTGGAATGTCTTGGCCTCAGGAAGGTTACGCAGGCTCATCGCCATCTCCTTTGTCGGCGTCCTTGCCGCCTGCCGTGTTCGGCGGGTCGTAGTAGATATCCCCGCCCTCTCGCGGGTTTTCATCCTCAAGGGCGCGGACCTCGTTCGGGCTGTACACGCCCCATTGGAGCATCGAGACGTAGAAGCCCTGCCGGGCTTTCATGTCGGCGCGCACCAGAGCGTTCCGGTTAAACCGCGCGTAAATGTCCGGCTCGTCGACCAGATCGCGGTTGATCGTCTCTTCCCAGATCGTCAGATCGTCTTCGGCGCTGAAGGTCACAAAGCCTTGCGTTTGCGCCTCGATACCCGTCCCCCAGCTCGTCGACTTTTCGGTATCGCCGATCATGTGAGGCGGAACGCCGAAGAACATCGCGATGTCGGTGCGCGAGAATTTGCGGCTCTCGATCCACTGCGCGTCTTCGGCCGTCATGGAAAGGTTGGCCGGTGCCATGCCCTCCTCAAGGATCAGTGCTTTGCCGTCGCTCTCCCCACCGGCCCGGTATTCGTCGAGGCTCGCCTTGAGGAACTTCAGCCCTTCCGGCCCGAGCTTGCCTGGATGCGAAAGCGCCATCGACGGGCGCGCCCCGTTCCTGAATACCGCTGCACCGTGATTTTCCATGGCAAGGGAAAGGCCGATGGTCTCCCGCGCATAGGCGATCACCGAAACGCCGGTCACGCCATTGAGCGTCAGCCCCACGAGATGGAACACCTCGTCCTGTGCCAGTTCGATCTTCTGCCGATCCTTCCTCGTGTAGGTGTACCTGATCGACAGATCGTCCCTCTGCTCAACCGTCACGTGGTCCGGGTGGAGCGGGATCAGTTCCTTCACGACGCCACGCGACCGCACGATCATGGCGTAGGCATTTCCGCGAAGCAGAAGATGGGCTTCCATCATCCGCTTGAACTGCGCCGGGGTCTGCCAACGGTTCGGCCGGCGCCGGAAAATCTCCCACAACGGATTGCCGGACGCGTCTTCTCGCGTCCTGTCGTCGACCCTGCGCTTGATGTGGAGCGGCAGATTGGCGACGACACCGGACCTGATGCGGACGCATGCATAGACGGCCGCGACACGCATGGCTCGGTTCGGCGTAACCGGAACGCCAGAGCCCGACACTTCCCCCGCCAGCATAGCGGCTGCCAGCTCGTCAGGCGTATTGATGACAACGCCGCCGCCCTTGCTCTGGTAGGACGCGCGCGGCTGACTGGCCGAGGACGACGCCCCGAACCATCGGTTCCAAAATGCCATATCGCTTCCTAAAGGACGAGGACGCCGCGTTCGCTGTAGACGGACGGGCCTCGGGACTCCATTTCGCTCGTGGCCGATCCGACCGCCATTGCGATAGTCACCATGCCGTCTATCCGCCCTCGCGACTGCTTCTTGTCGAACCACTTGTTCTTCTGCGCGTCGTGGTTGAGAAACGTATTAGCGGCGCAGATCGTCGTCATACGGTTGCGCTCGATCGTCAACGTGCCCTTCAAGATGTGATCTTCAAGATGCCGGATCGACACCGGCATGCAGAGCATCTTGTCTTCGAAGACCACCTTGCCGCCCTGACCGTGACGGATGATCTTGAGACCCTGACCTTCCGGCTCGTCATCGCCCTCGAACAGCCAGACCGCGAAACCGATATCGTCGCACGCCCGGATGAAGTCCTGGATGAACGCGGAATCCACGACCAATTGAACAACATCATGGCTGGCGCAAAGCTGCTTCACCCGATCCGCGACGAACGTGAAATCAATCGTCGTGCTCGGGGTGATTTCCAACTGTCCAGCTTCCGCGATCTCGCGGTAGTTCACCTTGTCCGCGACGGCCCGTTCCGCCAATCCGTACTGGCAGGTCCAGTACCAGGTTTTCACCGCAAGGCTTTCGCCTTCCCAGCAACCCGACAGCGCGGTCAGATCGTTCTTTTGCGACAGGTCGAGTGACAGATGCAGGCGCCGGCCGCGCATCTCGTTTTCGTCGACGGCGCCTTGTGTGCTTTCCCATGCGTCTTCCGAAATCCAGAACCCGGCCGTTCCGACAGGGATACCGAAATAGAGACGCTTCGTCGTCAGCGCGGTCGAAAGCATCTGCTTCGAGGTCTCTACCTCCTTGCGGACATTCTCAATCGGATACGTGATGCCGAGCGCCGGGAGCGACTTCACCCAGCACGATTCATCGTTGAAAGGATCGTCGGTCTTGTCCGTCCGCGCGATGTAGGCGAACGCCCCGTCGTCGGTATATTCGCCCTTTAGAACCTTCTGAAAATATTCGCTGTACTCGGTGCCCACGATCTGATCGATGGACGGCGTATTCGTTCCAAGCACCATCATCGGATCGCCGCTCATTTTCGCAATGGCGGCGCGCCAAATCTGAATGCCCTTCGTGGTCTTCATCTCGTGAACTTCATCACCGAGCACCAGCGTCGGCTTCGGACCCGATATCGCGTCGGAGTTCGCTACCGGCTCGAATTTCGATGACGATGCCGGGTGCTCGATCTTCCATGCGTTGTCGCCAACGCCGCGAATGATCACCCGGCCAGAACTTTCCAGCGTCTCGCCGCCCTTGCCTGGGATCGCAGCCCGGCACATCGCAACTGCGTCCCGGAACATGACCTTGGCCGTGTCCCGGTTTTCCCCGATGCAATAAACCTCAGCGCGAGACTTCTTCCGGCCAACCGTTTCGTATATGCCGAGCCCGGCCATTAAAGGCGATTTGGCCTGCCCTTTGCCCGTTTCCATCCACACGAAACGGAAGCGCCGAAGCCCGTTCTTGTCTCGCCATCCGTAGATAGACCCGACCACGAATACGTGCCACGGCAGGAGGTGGAACGGCTGGTCTTCCTTCGCCCCTTCCGTAATCGTCAGGACAGCCGGGAAGAAATCAATCGCTCGCTCTGCCTGCTCGACATCCCATTTCAGACCGCGCTTTTGGCCGTACTTGATATCTGAAAGGTGACGACGCGCAGCGAGCCTGACGAACTCCCCAGCAACGATTTTTCCCGCCACGACATCCTGCGCATAGCCCGTCGTGCGGTCAGTCGAGATAGTCATCTGCTTTCGTTGGATTTGCCGGCGCAGGCTTTTCCGACACGTCGCTATGCCTCAGATCGAGCCGAAGCTGGTCCTCGAATTTCGCCATCCGGTCATTGAGTTTTTCACAAGCAGACCAGTTGAAGTTGAAAACGTCTCCGCCGTTCGGTCCGGTCTTCACCGGCCCCTCCGATGCAGCGATAGGGTAGAGCACGGCATATTCCGCACACGCTCGGGCATATCGATCCGCGATCTTCAGGCGCGTCTCGGTTATCAGCCCCTTTTCATCAAGCTCGCCGACAACCTCGTGCCAGACCGCTTTGGCCTCCGCCTCTTTCTCCGCATCGCCTCTGAAAATGTCCGCGTATCGCGGTTGACGGGGCTTGTTCATGTTATGTTATAACACCCGTACCCTAGTTCGAAACTGCTCTCAGTGAATTTGGAGTGGGGGCGCGGGTCTATTCCGGAAAGGCCCCAGACTTTCAGATACCCCCCCTTGGCGGCTCTAGCGCTCACCAAGACGGACGAACCCTATCGGCTGTCGGTCGACCGTGCGGAATACCTTCCTGCCGTCGTGGCCCAGAAGTCCTGTATCGACCGGCTTTTGCTCATCTTCGTGAACCGTGCGAGCAAGGCTGTCACTGCCGTTGTGCCATTCCCAGTACAATTCCGAGTTGGCCGGCATCGAAACGTAGCGAGGCATTAGGCGCTCCTATTCCACGGATGGTTCGGGCTTGTGGGGCGACCATCGGCATCGTGGCCAGCCACGACATAGTTCAGCTTCTCAGCCTTAATCCGGCTCGGATCGTTGTGCCGTGCCTCAATGCTCGCGCATGGGCCGTCGTGACAGCCCTTGCATACAGACCAGAGATTGGATTGATCGAAGAACAGGCTTGGCGAGAGATAGGCCGGCTCCAGATGGTCGACCACAGCCGAGCGGGGCGATTGTCTGCCCTCCGACAAGAGCACGCCGCACATCCTGCACGTGAACAGGTCGCGCACCAGCACCTCGCGCCGGAGCGCTATCCAGCGTGCGGTCTTGTATTTGTGGGTGTGGGGATGGTTGGTCTGCTTGAATTTCGGCAATAGGAATCCAGGCGCGGATTGGTGAGACATCCGCATGCGCTCGGCGAGTATTCCCGTTTCTGACGCTAAGGTCCGCCCGACAGCCGCAAATCACCTTGCCGAGAATATAAACCTACCCTTGCTTGAGCGCAACAATCTCTGCCGGCTTCACCCACGGAGAGCCGAGCGGGCCAAGGTCGATCTGAATGCGGTCCTCGCCATTGGTGCGAACCACAGTGGCCGAAACCCCGTGAAGGATATTCTCCAGCTTATTGACCAATACCGTCGCCCCGGACGGGAATTGCCGGTCGAGCGATACGGCCCTGTGCTTTGAGGCGGCGCGTGTGTCGTCAAACTGCATGTCGACTTCGGCGAGATAGATGGCCTCAACGTCTTTGGCGTCCACGGCGATTGGATGGTCCGCCTCGTCGCCAAGCAGGCGCTCTACTCCATTACATGCACGGACGAACCCAAAATGCTGGGCTGCGGGCGGCAAACCGACAAATAGATAGCGCAGGAGAAGGGGCCGCTCGATCAGTCGGTATGTGTTGGACCTCTTGTTCCATCTTTCGATGCGCTGCCGGGGCAGATAGACCGCAAAACCGGATTTACGCAGGTTGTCGGCCGCGATCTGCTCGCCCTTGATAGCTGTTCGGACAGCATACCAGACCATCGTCAGGTCAATCACAGCCTTCACGTCTGGTCCTTCCCGATCCGGGTTTCGTCAAGCATCGCCACCTACCGGGCGCCCAGTGCGCTTGTCGTCGCTCGCGTTCGGAATACTCGCCAAGACCTCCGGCGTCATGCCGTACCGGGCTCGGATAGAGGCGCGCGCCACCTCCTGCTCTTCGATCTTCGATTGATCGTATCGGGCGATGAAACGCTGGTACGCCGACCTGACCTTGGCGCGGGCATCGGATGTCTTGGCCTCGTGAGAGGCGTCAAGATCGGCATTGAGACGCGTCTGGTCCGATCTCCTTTGCGCCCGGCGCGCCTCCTGCCGGTACCAATCCATGGCCTTGTCGCATTGACCGCGAAGCTCGGGCGGGCTTGGGAAGAACGGATGCCCCAGCGCGTTTTTCAGGATCGCCTCCACCGCCTTGACCAGCCCGTGCCGCGTCACGCCGTCCAGCGCCATGTGATAGGCCGCCTTATCCAAGCTTCCCGAGGATGTCGCCCGAGACGGCAAAGACCCGAGCGCCGCCAGAGCCTGCGTCTTGTCGGCTTCCGTCGCCGGCTTCCAGATATCCTGTCGGTTTGTCGGTAGTGTCATCGGGGATCAGCCTTTGTCGCATGGCGTCTTCGCGGAAAAATTCACCGAGGGTTTGGCGAGGCGGGGAATGGCCGCGAGCGGGTGTTCGCCTGTCGTCGGCAGCCTTGCGGCACCAATTGCGCCAAGTCGCCGGCCAATCGAGCTTCACGCCCTTCTGGCCGGACACACCTCGCCAATAGTCGCGAAACTTCGCAGCCTCGCGCTGTGCATTGGCGTCGGATAACCCCTCGGCCCTTGCGGCCTGCATGTCGGGCTGGAAATCGTCAGGAAGGCGTGAGCCGCGCTTTTTGGAAGAACCGTTAGGTTCTTCTTTTTCTATCTTCTCTGTCTCTGTATCTGGGGCCGTCACCTTGGCGTCACGTGACGTTACTGTGACGTCACCGTTATGGTCACAACGCGCCCCGGAAACGTCACCTTCAAGCTTTCGCTTGCGATAACGGCGCTGGCGCTCTGCTGCTCCGTCACTCGCAAACTGACGGTCGCCCCATTTTGCCACCACCCCACCAGCGATGCGGCCAGCACTTTCCAACTCATCTTGAATAGCAAGAATCCCAGCATCGTCGCATCGAAGAAAGTAAGCCGCCTCGGCGGCGTCGAGGTCGAATTTTCCACCATCATTAATCTCCGCTGCGCTTTCCAGAATGGCGCCCCAAACCCACACGACCCTTTCGACGGGTTGCTTGGATCGCACGGCCACGCCGACAAGTTTTTCGTCGCGCATCATTCCCGCGTAATGGCGAAACCACCGGCTCACTGCCGCCCCTCATAATCCCCGGCAATCGCCTTGATCACCGCCAATTCCTGCTTCATGCCGCTGCCTTCCTGTCCTGCGACCTGTCGACCAGACGGGCAGCACAGTGCTCGCATGTGGATTTTCCGGGTTCAGTCAGAATCCCGCAGCACACCATGTCCGGCCCGCCCTTCTGACCTTGTGGAGACAGATCGACAGGCATTCGACAGCGTGACGGGGTGAACCGGTCGGGAACGCAATCGATGAAGCGCATACCGACCCGGTGGGGCTCTTCATCGGTGCGCCGTGGCTTTGGCGCTGGCACCTTGAAGGAAAACCGGTCGCTGCCGTCGAAGACGTTCAGCGCTTTCTTGGCGAGGCTGCCGGGAAGCTCATAGGGCGCGGCGGGCTTCTTGACGCGCGGTGCGTTGCTTTTGCGCGACCACGCCCCACCGGGAGGATTTGCCGAGAGGTAGAGTCCCATGCGGCGAACCTTGCCAATCACCGCGTTGCGCGTGACCTGGCAGTCGTGGTCGCGGCCGCGATTGACCTGATGGGCGATCTGCGAGGCCGAAAGCTTCCGCTCCGCCACGAGACGGCGAATGAGGGTTTCTTCCTCGGGTGAGTATTTGGAAAGGGGGTGACTGGTCATTCGGCGGCCATCGCCTTCGACACCTTCGCCAGCGCCTTGACCTCGATCTGCCGGATGCGCTCACGGGAAACCCCGATCACCGGGCTAAGATCGGCCAGCGTGACCTTCTCATCCGAGAGGTATCGGGCTTCGATGATGGCGCGCTCGCGCTTCTTGAGCCGGCCAAGCGCCCTGTCCAAAGCAGCGCTTCGCCGCTCCCCATCGATCACGGTTTCGGCCAGTTCGTCGGGTCTAGGGTTGGCGCACACCAGTGTGTCGCCCACGGTCAAGTCACCACCGACACGGGCCTCCATCGACATGGACATGACGGGCCGCTCGCCCCGGAAAAACCGCATCTTGGCGGCGGCGGAACTCGGGCCGCGCACGACGCCAACCTGCCGGAAGACGTAATCGAGGATTTGCGCGCGGACCCACCATTGCGCATAGGTGTAGAAGCGGTTCCCCCGGTCGGGATCGAACTTGTCCAGCGCGGTCAGGAGTCCGATAATGCCCTCCGACACCAGATCCTCGACCGGCACGCCGAATGTGCGGTATTTCCTCGCGATGGAGACGGCCAGCCGCGAAAACGCCAGGACGATACGGTCGCGGGCATGATCGTCGCCGGCCTTGGCCTTGCGGATCAGCGCGGATTCCTCGACGGGGGAGAGATAGGCTTGCGAGACGCGCATCAGAACGACCTCGGCGGCACGAATAGGCAGATCGTCTTGCCGTCGTCCTTGCCGGCTACGGTGCACCAATGAAAAAGCCCATCGGGTGAATGGCGAACGCGCTTGTCGGTCATCGGCACGATTTCGCCCGACGGCACGACGTATCCCTCGGGCCGCTCCTTGACGGCGTCGACGGCTCTACAGTCAAAATTTGAGCAGCAGGCGAATGGATATTTCCATCCGTTGGGCTGGGCCGCCGTCGGCAGCGCGTCATGCGCCCGGCTGGCCTGTACCGCGGCAAAAACCAGCCCGGCCGACAGCATCCCCGCAAGGGCGATCGTCTCACGCCTCATTACCACCCTCCCGGCCCTTCTGGATGATGGTTTGAGCAGCCTCGTAGGCCGCGATGGCGATTTCCGTCTGTCGCAGTTCTTCCGTGCGGCTGGCGATATCGGCTTCAAGCCGTAGCTTTGCCCCGTTGAGCCCGTCCAGAAACCGCGCCACGGCGTCGGTGTTGCGGGACAGCAGATCGGGCAGCGGGATCGGGTCGGCTGTGAACTCGGCATCCAGCCCGCTTGCCAAATCCTTTGAAATTGCCGCGTCGGTGGAGCGGATCAACTGCATGATTTTTGCCATGACGGTCCTCTCAAATTCGGGTTTAGAGGCGCGGCGGCTAGATGCGCATCGGCATCAGGACGGTGCGCAGCGGGTCGTCGTCGGACGTGAATATGCTGGGAGATGATCCAATTCCGCCGGCTTCCGCAGATAGCGTGACGCCATCACCGCTGAGCGCCGAAAGCACGTCGAGCAGATATCGGCCATTGAAGCCGACCTTGAATCCGCCTGTATCGAAGGTTTTGCAGGACAGGGTTTCGCGACCGGAATACGCGCCGCCGTCCCGCGTGATGGAAACGCGGCCATCGGCCCCGGTCAGGATGACTGCGCAGTCATTCCCGAGAGCATCCAGAGACGAAAGCCTTAGCAGCACCGCAACAGCCTCGCGTCGGTCGAGATGGGCATAGGGAGCCGGTGGTTCCGGCAGGGCGCGCGCGATATCGGGATACGTCCCGTCGATGCATTTCGTCGTGAACACCAGCCCGTCATATTCGAACCGCGCCGACAGGCTGTCGGTGGAGAATACCGCTGCTTTCGGCTCAAGCTTCCGCTTCACCAGAAACGCCACGGCTTCGCTTGGCAGGATTGCGCCCTCCGCCCCGACCGGTATGAACGGGATGGGCATCCACGCCATGCGACGGCCGTCGGTCGCCACGACAACGGGCTCTCCGTTGAGGTAAACGGTCGCTACGCCGTTGAGGTAATAGCGGAATTCATCGGTTGAGGCAGCGAACATCACCCGCTTGATCGCGGCGATAAATCCGACATTGTCCAATGCGGTGCGGTGGCCCTCGTTTTTCTCAAGAAGGTTGCTTGGAAAGTCGGACGCGGCATAGGATGGAAGCTGGTATTCGCTGCCGTTGAATTTGATCGTGGCCAGCGAGTGGTCATCGGTGATTTCGATTGCTTCGTTGCCTGGAATATGCGCGAGCAGACCCGCCAATGAGTGGCAGTCGATAGCAGCCGAGCCCCGCGACTTACCGACGGTCGGCAGCGCAACCTCAACACGCATGTCCACACCGCCCATCGCCGAAAGCCTGCCATCCGACAGCTTCACTGCCGACAGGACGGGGATGGAATTCCGGCGATGGACGACGCCTTTGGCGATATGGAGCGCCGATGCGAGGCTCCGGGCTGTGGTTTCCATTTTCATTGACGGTCCTCGGGTTTGAGAACTATTCAGCGGCCTCGGCGAGCGCCGAAAGCTCGCGTGCGATTTCAGCCAGACGCGACCGCGCGATAAGCGGCGCGGTCCACTGGCGGGTTGAAGGGAATGCGGCCGAAACGAACGCCGGCCCGAACGCGTCCACCATTGCGCCAAGATGATCGCCGGACGGCTTCGCCCGGCCACGCAACCAGTTCTCCACCGTGCCGCTCGAAACGCCCGTCACGGCCTCGGTGTGCTGCGCCGTGGCGCGCGGAAAGGCTGCGAACAGAAAGCGGACGACGCCCTCCATATCGAGATTTGCAACTTTGCAAGATTTGCTGGCGGACATGCTGGAAGCTCCCATGCTGATCTGTTGACCAGCGTTGGGGAGCGGCGCATGGCGCGTCCGGCTCCAGGAAGGATCGAAAAGCATGGGAGACGCCTCCACAGACGAGATACAAGACATTGGATGGCAGTCGGCAGGTGACGCCGCGCGCAGGCTCTTGGCGGAACTGGACGCGCGGAAGAAATCTCGGGAATGGGTGCTGGCGAACGACAATCATGCCGGCTCCCCCGCTTCCCCAAGGGCCTTGGTGCATGAATGACAGTGCTTTGAGCCCGTGCCGGCGCACAGGCCGGGATTGAGGCAATGAGGCCGCAGCGGACGCGCCGGCTTCGCAAACGGCTTCTTCACGAAATCGGGGATTTCATCGTCGGAAATCGTGGCCGATGCGCCCGGAGCCGGAGAAGGCGCATCGGCCTCCGCGCTAGCCGGAGAGGATTGCGGCTCGTGCGCGGAATTGGTTTCAGCCGGGGAAGCGGGGGAATGGCTTACCGCCTCCCCGGCCTTTTCCTCGTCCACAGTGGGGACGGGACGAGGATTTTCGGATTCGGTGATCTCACCGGTGGCGGGGTCGTGGTCGACGGCGCTCCGGTCTTGCGTGGCCGTCGAGCCGTTCCCCGCACGCGCATACGCGTGCGACCCGTCCCCCATGCCAGACGCGCGCTCATAGGCGTCGCGGTACAGGTCGAGCATGTCGTTGCGGTCGCGGAATTTCTCCGGGTTCTTGTCGGCGTCGCGAATTTCGCGCACCAATGCTCCGGCAGCGGCCTTGTCGTAGCCGGCCGCTTTCATTTCGGCGTAGACGGCCTTGGTATCTTCCTTCGCCGCGTCTTCGGTTTCACGGCAGCGAAGCACGCGGTCGATGAAAGCCTTGAATTGCCGTTGAGCGAATTGGTCAGCGTTCATGCCCTACTCCCAATCGCCCATGCGGGCCTTGCCCGGATCGCGGGGAGCGCGGCGGAAGGCATGCAGCGCCAAAAGCAGCGCGCCGCCCACAGCGGCTATCGGGGCGATCATGATGGCGAGGCTGACGAGAGCGTCGGTCATGCGGCGCTCTCCTTGTTGGGGGTGTTGAGGGCGGAGTGGGACATGCCGGCCAAAACCCGCTCGCGCGTCGCCTCGCGCGGCTCCCGACCGTCCCGAAGCTGAAACACAAACAGGGGGTCGCCGGCGAAACGCTTGCCGAATGCAGTAGGCGCGATCTCGTTTTCCGAGATGAAGGTTTCGACCCGCGACTTGAATTCGTCCAGCGTCATCGTTCCTACCTATAGGACTATTCCTTTCTCAATAGGTACTTTCCTATTGGACCGGTGTCAAGCGAGGTGACAAACATTCCGCATGGACGCTGTGAGAAAACGAATTGCCGGGGCGATTGCCGACCGAGGGCTGACCTACAAACAGGTCTCAATCGAACTCGGGAAGAACCATGCCTACATGCAGCAATATCTGGATCGGGGAATCCCCGCGAAGCTCAGCGAAGACGTGCGCGGCCGGCTTTCCGAAATCCTGGATATCCCCGAAAGCGAACTGGGCGCGAAAGCCGGTCGATCTTCACGCCCTCCTGCCGGCGACGTAGCAAGCCTTGCGATTCGCGGGGGCGCAGGGATCGGCAGCCCGGAAGGCGTCCTGTCCCATGACAATGGCGAGGTTTATGCAGACCACATCAACGGCTTCTGGAGCTTCCCAGAGCCGGTAAAGGCCGGCTGGCGGAATATGCCACAGGTCTATTCGCTACCGGTCACGGGCGACAGCATGGAGCCTACCCTGGCATCAGGCAGCTACGTGTTCGTCGACATGACGCACACCGTGCCGCAACCGGAAGATATCTACGCCTGCGACTTCGGAGACGGCCTATCCATCAAGCGCCTTCAACTCGTTCCGCGAACTGACAAGATCAAGGTGATGTCCGACAACGAACGCTACGACGACCACGAGCTTAGGCGCGACGAGGTTCGGGTTTACGGTCGAGTGGTCGCGTGGTTCCAGTGGCGCGGTTAAGCGGGGCCATCAAGAACATAGCAGGAACATATTCCTTTTGCCAGAACCGTCAATGAAGATCGAAACCTATATGAAGGGCGGCTTGTGGGCCAGCGTCGCTCTAGGCGGCGCCGCGCTTGGCTTGGGGCACCTGCCCTTCGCAATGATCTGCCTTGGTGCTGCCTTCGCCTCCGTGGGCGAGTGGATGCACTACCGGAAGCGCTTCGACGTGGTTCCGGCTACCATGAACACTCCCGGAGGGGTAAAGCATCAATACATCCGCGTGCGACATAAGCCGGGCGATGCGCTCATAGCCATCGGCTTCCTGTTCGGCGTCGTCGGTCTGGCCGGCGTCATCCGAACGATGTTCTTCCAGTAGCCGGCTGGCCCGAGCGGCCCTGATCCCGAACACAGCCGAAGCGGCGACCATCCACGACATGCTCCCCAGAGCAAGCGGAAGGTTTTCAGTCGCCAGACCGACAATCGCCACGGCCACGCCGAACGAATATGTCCCGATGCTGAATCCCGTCCAGTAACCATTCGGCCCGAAGCCCTTGGGCCATGTGTGGATTTCCATTCCGGCCTCCTGATCCCTCCAAACCAGGCCCGCCTCGCGCGGGCTTTTTCGTGCTCCGAACCTATCAATAAGATTTTTCCTACACAATAGGCAAAAACCTATTGACACTATGATAGGACTAATCCTATTTTCTCCCAACACCACGGGAGATCACCGATGTCCGCATACGCCACCACATTCTCCGACCTGACCGCCACGCTGGCCGGGTGCGCGTCTCCGATCACGGTTGTTCGCGACGGGCAGTTCGAGCGCGCCATCTGCGACGGTGAGCGCATCGGCTGGTTCGTCGAGAGCAATGTCTATCCGGGCGAATGGAAATGGAGCGCCTGCGGCACCAGCGGATACGAGACGAGCCGCGCGGCCTGCATCAAGGCCATTGAGCGGCGGGTGGCGGAATGGCGCGCCCATCGCGCTTCCGATGAAGCCTATCGAGCCGGGATCGACGCCATGGGCGAACCGCTGCGCGGCCTCGCAATCGAACGCGACAGGGCGGCGCTCCGGCTTGAAATCGAGCGCGCCCGCACCGTGCGCCGGCCCGATGATCTTCTGGCAGCCGAGGAAGCCTATCGCAACGCCGTGATGGCGTTCGACGCCGCGGAACGGGCGAAAGCGGAGGCGGCGTGATGAGGCCGACTTACGTGTACCTCGTCTGGAATAAGTCCAGGAGTGAATGCGTCGGCTTTGACGAAAAAGCAGACGCGATCTGGACCTCCAAAGGCTGTTATCCGCGCGGGCATAACGCGTTCGGCACACCAACAATCGGAGAAGTGTTCCGCGATTGTTACGCCAAAGAAGGCGGAGAACTCTTCATGCAGAAGGTGAAGGTGTCGTGATGCGTGACCTCTCCAAAGCCACTGGAGGCGAGTGACATGGACAAATTCCTCTGGTCCCTCGCCGCCGAGCCGGAAGAACCGGAACCCATGCGCAACGTCCTCGCCATGCTCGCCATCATGGCGTTGGTGATTGGCTCAGGGATGGTTTTGACGGGGGTGTTCGGATGAGCAATTCCAATCTCGTCGACCTGACGATTCAGGTTCACCACATGACGGATCGCGCCGACTTGGTTTCCGACACCGGCGAGACGGACGACGCGGTTTGGCTTCCGCTTTCGCAGTGCGAAGTGCTGCAACGGCCGAACTGCATGGCCGTCGTCACAATGCCGGAATGGCTGGCCGTCGAACGAGGGCTGGTCTGATGAGCGCCCCATTTGGTTACACCGGTCGATCCGGAATCCGCTCCATCGCTCCGATGAACGAGCCGTTCCGGTTTTTCTCCGAGAAGGTCGACGAGTGCCTTTCCCTGCCCGGCGCTGCCGGTCTGGACGCGCTTCGCGACCTGATCATGGAGGCTCAGTCCGACAAGGAAGCCGGCTACGGCCCGCCGCAGGATGATTTGAACCGCGCCCGCCGCCGCTGGCTGGACCGCTACGACGCGGTCTACGTCCGCGCGGGCAACGACAACACCGACGAGATGAGGAAGGCAGGCCACTGATGAATGTGCATGTAGAGGCCCAGGACATCGCCACGATTGTCGAGACAGACCCCGCGTCCGTCCTCGTTGACGAGGATATTTATAGTCGATTCCTCGATCACCTGAAAGCGAAGGTCGAGGCATTCGAGCCCGATCTTTCGACGGCGACCAGCCGCAAGGAAATTGCATCGCTCGCCTATGGCGTGACGCGCGCCAAGACCACCATCGACGCCGCCGGCAAGAAGCTCAATGAAGAAGCCCGCGCGAAGATCAACGCGGTAGATGCAAAGAGGCGCGCCGTTCGCGAAGACCTGGACGCGCTTGCAGAGCGCGCCCGCCAGCCGCTCACCAATTGGGAGAAGCAGGAAGATGCCCGCATCGACTACTGCAAGTCCATCCTCCAAGCGATCGAGGATTGCGGCAACGGCCTGATCGGCGGCGAGCCCCAGCCTTTCCCCGTTCTGTTGCACGAGCTTGAAGAAAAGATCGTCATCAACAAGGAACTCGGCGAGTTCGAGGAACAGGCGCGTGTGGCTCACAAGCTCGCGCTCGATAAGGTCAAGGCCGCCTATGCGGCGCACCAGCGCGCCGAGGCCGACCGGATCGAACTGGAAAAGCTGCGCGCCGAAAAGGCGGAACGCGACCGGATCGAAGCGGAACGCGCCGAGAAGGAGCGGCTTGCCGCCGAAGCGGCCGAGCGTGAGCGCGCCGAAGCGGAGCGCAAAGCCAAGGAAGAAGCTGAGTACAAGGCCAATGTCGCCCGCGCGGCGGAAGAAGCGCGCCTTGCTGAAATCGCGAAGGCGAAAGCCGAGCAAGACCGCATCGAACGGGAAGCGGCCGCCAAGGTTGCCGCCGCCGAAGCCGAAGCGAAGGCCGCGCGAGAAAAGGCCGAACGCGACGAGCGCGAGCGGCAGGAGGCGATTGAACGCACCAAGCGCGAAGAAGAAGCGCGCGCCGCCGACCGCGAGCATCGTTCCGCAGTCATGGGCGAAGTCAAGGCCGCGCTGATGGCGCAGGGCGCGGGCGAGGCTACGGCCAAGAAAATCGTGCTGGCGATCATCGCCGGCGAAATCCCTCACTGCCGCTTGGAGTTTTGAGCATGAACACCGCAGTCGATATCCGCAAGGAAGACAGCACCGTCCAGCGCTATGACGACGACCAGCGCGCGGACCCCTTTGTGCAGATGATCGAGCGCGTCGTGCTGGACCCGAATGCGTCCGTCGACAAGCTGGAGCGCATGCTGGCGCTGCGCAACGAGGAAGTCGAAAACACTCGTCGGCGAGATCGCGAGGATGCCGAGATTGCGGCGAAGCGCTCCTATTTTGCGGCCATGTCGAAGTGCCAGGCCGAATTGCCGGTCGTCACCAAGAACCGCAACAACACGCACACCAAGTCGACATATGCCGATCTGGCGGCAATCGAAGAACAGGCCATGCCGATCATCCATCGGTACGGTTTTGCGGTGTCCTTCCAGCCCGACGGCTACAACGACAAGGGCGAACTGCGCATCTTGTGGGAAATCTCCCACGAGGAAGGCCACGTTCGCAACGGCCTCGGAGAAATCCCGCTGGACGCCGCCGGCTCGCAGGGCAAGGTCAACAAGACCGGCACCCAAGCATTCGGCAGCACCGCCACCTATGGCCGGCGATACCTGCTTTGCATGCTGTTCAACATTTCGACGGGCGACGACAGGGACGGGAACGCCATCGCAGACGGTAAAGCAGGCGACCTGATCACGGATGATCAGGCCCGCATCATCCGAACCCTGATTGAAGAAACAAACTCCGACATTGAACAGTTCTGCCGTCTTGGCGGGATTAGCGCGATCCCTGACATGTGCATCGTCGACTTTGACGACGCGGTTCGCCTTCTCCGGGCCAAGAAATCCCGAATGGAAGCAAGCGGAGGGCAGAGATGATGGCGATGGAGATTTTCGATTTCGAACAGGGCACGCCCGAGTGGTTCGAATGCCGCGCCGGCATCCCCACGGCCAGCATGTTTGCCACCGTGATGGCGTCCGGTCGCGGCGGCGGCGAGAGCAAGACCCGCGCCAAGTACATGCGTCAGGTCGCCGGCGAGATCATCACCGGCAGGCCGATGGAGACATACTCCAACCCTCACATGGATCGCGGCCATGAAATGGAGCCGGAAGCGCGCAAGCGCTACGCCTTCCTGACGGACGCCGAGATCAAGCAAGTCGGCTTCATCCGCAATGGCCAGAAGGGGTGCTCGCCGGATTCTCTCGTCGGCGGCAGTGGAATGCTTGAGATCAAGTCCAAGCTGCCGGACCTTCTAATCGAATGTATCGAGCGCGACGGCTTCCCGCCAGAGCACAAGGCTCAATGCCAGGGCGGCTTGTGGGTCGCTGAACGCGAATGGATCGATATCGTCGTCTACTGGCCGGGCATGCCGATCTTCATCAAGCGCGCCTATCGCGACGAGGCGTACATCGCGGAAATGTCCCGAGCCGTTTCGAGGTTCAACGAGGAACTGGCCGAACTGGTCGAGCGCATCCGCGACTACGAGCCCGAGCCCGCGCCACGGGAAGAACTGCCCGAAATCGTCGCGAACATGATGGCCGGCTAACCCCTCCCAAGCCGCCCACCTGCCCCGGTTCGCGCCTGTGTGCCGAGTAGCGCGACCGGGGATTTTCGAAAGGGAAAGACCGATGGCCGAAGCACCGATCCTCTACCAATGGGATGGCGAAGCGATGATCCCCGCCGCGCAGCATTGGGCGCGGCAGGCGGACAGGCAATTCGTCGTCGGCGAGCGCTACCGGATGGTCGAGCACCACGACCGCTCCGCGAACTCGCACCGGCATTTCTTCGCCTGCATCCATGACGCATGGCAGAACCTGCCCGACCGCATGCTTGAGCAGTACCCGACTTCCGAGCACCTGCGCAAGAAAGCGCTGATCTGGAAAGGGTATCGGGACGAGCGCTCCATCGTATGCGCCAGCGCGGCGGAGGCGCAGCGCGTGGCCGCGTTCGTCAAGCCGATGGATGATTTCGCCGTCGTCACGGTCAAGGACGCCGTGGTCCGCGTCTGGACCGCCAAGAGCCAATCCGTCAAAGCCATGGGCCGGAAGGAATTTCAGGACAGCAAGAGCGACGTTCTGGATTTCGTCGACGATCTTCTTGGCGTTGAGCGTGGCGATACGGCGCGTACCGGGAGGGACGCGGCATGACGCTCAAGGATATCCGCCGCTGGTTGCGTCCCTTTCTCCATTGGAGGTCGAAGAAAGCGCAGGCCAGAACGCCGAAGCCCCGCGACGTACTTGCCGCCGGCATTCCAGAATTTGCCGCGGCGTCGAAGCAGGAAACCGAAGCCCTGTCACGCGGCTGGACGCAAGGTGTGTCCCGAGCCCGTGCAGAGATGCAGCGCGCCGTGCTGGTCGACCTGGCGAGAGGCAAGCCCCGTGTGCGGGTGAAGGCCCGGTGGGCGGCATGAGCGTTTCAGCATATCCACTTCAATGGCCTGTCGGCCGGCCTCGCACGGAACCCGGCAAGCGCCAGTATGGGCGCTTCAACAAGAAGATGCACAACGGCCGCTGGAACGAAACCCGAAGCCTCAGCGTGGCTGACGCATTGTCCCGGCTCCAGGACGAGCTGGACCGGCTTGGCGCTCGATATCCTGTCGTATCGAGCAATCTCGAACCCCGTCTTGACGGCCTGCCGCGCTCCGGCCAGCGCGAGCCTGACGACCCCGGCGTAGCGCTGTATTTCGACTTGAAGGGCAAGCCCCACTGCATGCCATGTGACACATACCTGCGGACTGCGGATAACATCGCCGCCATAGCCGCGCACATCAATGCGACACGTGCAATCGAGCGTCACGGTGTAGCCACCGTTGATGAGATGTTCGCCGGATTCCAGGCCCTCCCCGCCCCCGGCGCGGCCGACAGTCAGCTTTGGTGGAAGGTGCTGGGGGTATCCTCTGACGCCACGAGGGCCGAGATAAATGCCGCCTATCGAAAGCGCGCGGCTGAGGCTCATCCCGACCGGGCGGGAGGTTCGGCGAGCGCCATGGCGGAGATCAACGCGGCCCGAGACGCTGCGCTCAAATCGCTCGGAGGTGCTTGATGGCATCCCGCGTCGCTCGCCCTGTCACGGCCTTCTCGGAAGACCCGTCGGGTAAGGACCAGAAGCGCATCGTCGACGAGCGGCACTTGTCGTTCATCCGGTCCCTGCCCTCGATCATCTCCGGCGCCGGCCCGTGCGAGGCGTGCCACATCCGGTACGGCGATCCGCTGTACCGAAAAAAATCGACGGGCAAAGCGCAAAAGCCGGACGACGCGTGGGCCGTTCCCATGACGCCGGAAGAGCACCGAGCCCAGCACGCCATGAGCGAAGTGCAGTTCTGGAACATGCATCGCATCGATCCGCTGGCCGTGGCGCGCGACCTCTACGCGCATACCGGAGATCGAGAGGCTGCGGTGAAGATCATTGCGAACGCGAGGAAAACGAAATGACGAATGAGCATCAGAAGCAAGACGGCCGCACGCCCGATCTGGTTGAACGGCTGCGCACCATGACGGCCATGATCAATATGGGCGAGAAAGTGTCCATGGTCTACGAAACCGAACTGCGCCACCGCGCAGCCGCCGAAATTGAGCGCCTGCGCGCCAAGCTGGCAGAAGCGAGGGTGGTGATTGAGCCGTTTGCGCGGCGTGCTGGGAAATTGGACGGGCACTGGCGAGAAGGAGACACCAACTGGTCTCCGGCGTACGGCTACACGGCAATCACTATAGGACACCTCCGCGCCGCTGCCGAATGGATGGGTGACGGCGACGGGCCAGACGATATGCGGGCACCCCTCGGCGCGCGGTTCAGCATCGACCATGACGGCTTTGTCGGAACCGTGATCGGCTACTACCGCCGCCATGACGGCAAGCGCGGTGTTGTGCTCCAGCAGGACGGGACCAAGGTCGTTCACGTTTACGGCGAGAAGTGGCTTAAAGCGGAGCGGAACCGATGACCCACGATCTAGAATTGAAGCCCTGCCCGTTCTGTGGAAGCGCGAACCTTAATTCGGGCGGCGACGACAAATACGTCGGATACGCATGTCTTGATTGCGGTGCCCTCGGACCAAACCACTACGATAGCCGGTTCGATTGGAACACCCGCGCCGCCCTCTCCCATGAAGGAGACGCAAGGGCAACCGACTGCGAAGACGAGACCGACCGCAAACTACAAACTGTCGTCGCGCCAGACAACGGCACAGTCCCGGAGGTTATGGCCGCAATCCTGGAATGCGCTCGCGCATGGGTTCCAGAAGCACGCATCATTGGAAATGTCCGCGCCGGAGACATAGCGCGAGCCGTCGAGTCCGCCCTCTCTACCCCCAAGGCAGAGGTAAGAGGGGGCACACTCAATCTCCATCTTGGCTCGAACAATACCGTCGATTGCGGGGGTGCGGACATCTCCGACCCCCTCCACGGTAAGAAAATAACGATACGAGATGCAAACACCTCCCCCGCCCCCACCATCACCGACGAGGCGGTGGAGCGGGCCGCCGCTTCAGATCAGATCATCGGTCAGATCGAAGATCGCTTTCCGAACTGGCAATCCTATCGCGATTTGCTCGATTGCATCGACTGCACAATGGCCGAGCTTCGGAGGGATGTGAGATGACTTACATAACGCTAAAGCTGACTCCCTATCAAGCGCGCGTCCTTTGGGGCGTGGCAGACGGGGCAGCGGACGCCGGCGCGTGCTCGGGTGGATTGGAGCCAAAAGAAGCGGAGGCGCTGGATGCGATAGTCGACAAACTTCTTTCGTCGCACGCAAAATGGAAACACGCTTTCCCCAGCAAGGGAGAGGGCGAATGAGCATGGAGTGGATTCGCAGCAACTATGGTGTCCCAGCCAAACGAGGCGGGCGCGTTGAATACACCCCATGCGAGGGCAGTAAGGACGAGCCCGGAAGATTGGGGACGATCTCGGGGACGCGCGGCCCGTATCTCCTTGTCCGTCTCGACGGCGATAAGAACTCGCGACCGTACCACCCGACATGGCAATTGCGATACCTGCCCGAAGCCGGCCGGCGCGCACTGGAGGGCAAATCGTGAGCGCGGAATTCAAAGCAATCACGCCAGAATACATGGAACGGATTATCCAAGAGGCATGCGACCGGCTCGGCTACCGCATCCTCGCGCCCGGTGAACTCGACGGGGAGACGCTGGAAGCTGCGGCGAAGGTCGCCGACAAACGCGCGGCCATGGCCGGGACCGTATCGCATGAAGCCGCCCGCGCGTTGCTGGAGGCGCTCCCTGACGCCATCCGCGCCCTGAAAGACGCGCCGGCCGGCAAAACGGATGGGGCCAAGCAGGAATGACGCGCGCGTTGCCGCTCACCCAGCGCGAAGGACAGTCGTCGCACCGGCGACGGGTCAGCGCGTCCGCAGTGCGCGAAACGCTCAAGGCGATACAGGACACCGGCCTGATTGTGGACAAGGTGTGCATTGCCGGTGGACAGGTGGAAATCACATGTCACCCGATTGAGAACCACCCGACACCGGAAAACGATGGAGGTCTCAAGGAATGGTGAGACCTGCCATGAAGATCGACTATCCGGGGCTGCTGGTTGAGCCCCTTCCGTCCGGGAACAAGCGATACCGTGTGAGGCCCGAGGGTGAGCGGGCAAGGCGCATTCGCATCTATTGCGGGCCGGACCATGATGATTTCCATCGCCAGTACCTTGCCGCCCGCCGGGGAGAAAAACCGGAGCCGATGAAGGTGGCGTCCGACTACGCCAAGCGCGGGTCGATCGGTTGGCTGGTGAATCGGTACTTCGAGTTTCTGGGTCAGCGGGTTGAAGCCGGCACGACCAGTCCAAAGACGCTGAAAAAGAAGCGAAACCTTCTGACCCGGCTGTTGGCCGAGCCTGACAAACGACTGTTCATCCCGCAGGAAAAGCTCATCGAAATGCACGACGCGATGGTCAGCACGCCGGCGCAGGCCGACGCATTCATCGAAGCCGTGGCTGTTATGTACGATTGGGCCATCTATCGCGGGCATGTCAAGTCGAACCCGGCGCGTGGCATAGACCGTGTCTATGAAAAGGGCGACGGCGCTACGCCGTGGAACGCCGAGAACGTCAGGCAATTCCTGGCGCATCACAAGATCGGCACCAAGCCACACGTCGCAATTTCCCTGCTTCTATGGACCGGTTGCCGCATCGAAGACACGACGGTTCTAGGCCGCAAGCATGAATGCGTGATCGACGGCATCGAGGCTATCCGCTGGCAGCCTTCAAAGAAGGGGTCAAGCGAAGTGACGGTTCCCTTGTTCCCTGCCCTCAAGGACGCCACCAGAGCGCCCAAAGTGCAGGGAGAGACCTATCTGCTGGGCTGGCGCGGGGAGCCCTACTCCAGCGGCGACAGCGCATCGAACATGTTCATCCGGTGGTGTCGCGCTGCTGGTCTAAAGGACCGATCTGCGCACGGCGTCCGCAAGGGGCTGGGCGAACTGCTGGCAGAGCTGGGGTGCACGCCCTACGAGGTCATGGCAATTCTGGGCCATTCCGAGGTTCGGACGAGCGAGGTCTACACGCGCCGATTCGAACGGTGGAAGCTGGCAGTTGGCGCTATGGAGCGGGTCAGGGTGTCCCATGCATGGTTCTGA